TAATAATTTTATGGGTTGTTATGCTGGCGCATGCAATACTTCTGGAGATGGGAATACGTTCATAGGCAATCGCGCAGGAACATCAAATACCACAGGAAGTGACAATACAAATATTGGCAGATATGCTGGTAGAAATAGCACAACAGGATCTTCAAATACCTTTATAGGTGTGAGATCTGGATATACTAATTTATCAGGATCTCTTAATGTTGCTATAGGAAACCGCGCTGGCTTTTGTAATAGAGGTGGCTGTTATAATACCTTTATAGGAAATAACGCTGGTAGATCAAATACATTTGGAAATTCAAATAATTTTATTGGATCAAATTCTGGGTTTTTTAATACCACAGGATGTAGTAATACATTCATAGGTCTTAGCTCAGGTTTTAAAAATACCACAGGATCTAATAATAATTTTATTGGATTAAGTGCTGGTTTCAGCAATACCACAGGATCTAATAATAATTTTATAGGTTTCGCTGCTGGTAGTAATATATCTCAATATACAAGTAATCCTACAAACAATACATTTATAGGTTATAAAGCTGGTTATGGGTACACAAATCCGTTTTCTCCAAAAGCTAACATAGCTCCCCAAAGCAACATAGCAATTGGATTTAAAGCTGGTCATTCTTTAGGATCTAGATATAGTTATTACGACAATGGAACTACTATTCTTATTAATTGTCAATCAACCAATCATAACATATTTTTAGGAGAATGTGCTGGATTTAACAGTAGAGCATATGGCGATGTGAATGGTGGATCTGCCGCATGTTATAACTTTTTTGTTGGTAAAAATTCTGGTCGTAGTAATACAACTGGATGCTCTAATAATTTTATAGGCGACCATTCTGGTGCTTGTAACGCCATCGGCGGATTTAATAACTTTATAGGACGTTATGCTGGGTGTGGTAACACATATGGATTCTATAATAATTCCTTTGGTTTTGCTGCTGGAAGAAACAGCGCCTATGGAAATCATAATAACTTTATAGGAACTAAAGCTGGTGTAAATACTCAAGTTAATTATAATAATTTTATTGGATTTTGTGCAGGTTATTGCAATACCACAGGTAATAATAATAATTTTATAGGAACGGCTGCTGGGGCTCGATCAACAGGCTCGGACAATAATTTCATTGGCGCAGCTGCTGGTTATATTAATACAGCAGATGTAAATAACTTTATAGGTAGTCTCGCTGGTCGTTATGTTACATCAGGTGGGAGAAATAACTTTTTCGGAACGGGTGCTGGTTTTAGAACTACAATAGGCACATGTAATGCTTTTATAGGTCATTATGCTGGGAGTTGTAACATTACAGGACAAAAAAACATAGCAGTGGGTGTGTATTCTGGAACTCATAATAAAAACGGTTCAGAAAATATTTTCATTGGTAGTAATTCAGGAACTTTAAGTCCTGCGTTCAGTTCATTGAGTGGTTCAATTATAATTGGAACAAATGCAATCGCAACACAATCAAATCAAATAGTTTTAAATACAGAAAATATATCAATATCATCTTCTGGAAATACAGTATTTATAGGAACCCCTGCCAAAATAAACAATCTCACAGTTAATAATAGAATATCTTCTATATATTTTGAAGCTTTGTCTTCAAACATGTCTAGAATCGATGCATTAACTGCTAATATAAATGTTGCTAATGTAACTACACTTAATGTATTATCTGCTAATATAAGCGTAATAGATATTAAACAATTCGAATTGTCTGGATTTAATATTATTGGTAATCTCTCAGTATCTGGAGCTTTAAGTTCAAATTCTGTAATGTATGCTAGTGGTGGTAACAGTAATCAATGGAACTTAGCACATACAATAACACAAACTAACAGTGCAAATTGGAACAACACGTTTGCAACCATGACTGCATTAAGCACGGATTGGGAAAATAGTTATACAATTGTAGCAGCCAACAGCGCAAATTGGCAAAGTACATATACAACATTCCAAGGAAACAGTGGTTTTGGCGCTAGAGTAAATGTTTCAAACGCATTCCAAGTTTCTCAAGCAATTTATGGAACATTAACCGCATCTTCTTTACAATTATCTGCTAGTAATTATCTTGTAAGAAGTCAAGGTACTAATTTTTCAATTAGCGATAATGTCACTACTTTAAGTGGAAGTAATGTACTGTCTATTGGTTTAAGTGCTGGTTATAATAATTACGGAAGCAATAACATATTTGTTGGTCTATGCGCAGGATTTACCAACTTATCAGGACATGGCAATATTTTAATAGGTAGAAATTCAAATACACTCACCAATGGATTGAGCAACGCAATTGCATTTGGTAACTTTGCTACTGTCAGTGCTTCAAATCAAATTTCAATAGGTTCTGAATCATTTGCATTGAGTACTACCGCAACAGCGGGTGCGATTGCCCAATATTTAGTAATTGGTGTTAATGGATCTCTTAGAAAGATACCATTACATTTCCTCTAAAATTCATAATTAAAATTGCCAAATCTATCATATAACCCTCCTAATATAGATCTACTATCATCTATTTGTGGTTGTATATTTGGTCTTATTGTATGTAAATCCGTAAACCCGTGTTCAGCATCGTTTTCTTTTGTATATTGTTGTACATTTGTAAAATCATGATCGTAATATGATTTTCCTAAAAAATGATAAACATTTATCATTGTGGTTTTTGGATCTCTGGTTAATAATTCATAATTTACAAAATGAAACTTATCACGATGCCCTCTATAAATAGCATCTAAAATTGCATTATAAGTTCCCCCAACCAAGCCATCAGATGCTGCCCATACATTTAATCTACCTTCAAGTGTACTCATTTGAGGTCCAGATTGAAAAGGACTATTGATATTTTTGATTTCTTTTCTATAAAGTTTTTCCATAGAAGCTAATACACTAGGAATATCACGAGTCGTGGTTATTATTTTTATAGGTCTATCTAATGAATTTTCAACTAATTCGATCAATCCTGCCCAAGCTCTGGATTTATTAAAAACTATGGGTCTATCTGTATCAGAATGATAAGATTGAAATAAATCTTTTATAATTCTTAATTGTTTTTCTGGAGATTCTGATGCTTTGATTATCGGACTTGTTTTCCAGAATTCGTGTATCCCTTTGACTATTTCAGATAAACCGCTGGTGGCTGTGACGTGAAATTCTGGGTTTTGTGCTAATATATTACAAAGCAGTGTCGAACCAGATCTTGGCATTCCGTTAATAAAAAATATTTCTTTTTCTTTCATAGATCTACTTATTGACTTTGACTTAAATTACAATAATTAATTTTTATGGCAGAAACAGCGATTTTTCATATTGAAGGCGGGGTCGGTAAACACATAGCAGCATCAGCAGTTTTAAAAGCATATCATAATAAAAATCCAGAAACTAAAATTATAGTTTCATGTGCATATCCTGAAATATTTTACAATAATCCAATAATTGAAAAATCATTAAGATTAGGAAGCAATCAATATTTTTATAGAGATTTTATTTATAAAAAAGATGTTGAAATTTTTGCTCAAGAACCTTACAAACAAACATCGCATATCACTAAAGAAAAACACTTGATTCAAACATGGTGCGATATGATAGGAGTTGAATATAATAATGAAATTCCGCAAATTTATTTAAATTCTAGAGAAAAAGAAATATCTAGAACTTTAATTAACTTTAAAGATAACAAACCCCTTTTAATATTTCAACCATTCGGGGGAGCTGGATCTGCTACTCAAAGTTTACCATACTCTTGGGCTAGAGATATACATCCTGCGATTGCTCAAGAATTAGTAAATGTATTATCTGAAAATTATAACATAATGCATGTGTGTTACGATAATCATCCAGTTTTAAATAATTGTTTAAGAATTGATCAAAAAATGTCTAAAAAAGTTCTTATAAGTTTATTATTATGGTCAGATAAAAGATTATTAATAGATTCATGCTTACAACACGCATCTGCTGCTTTAGGGTTGAAATCTACCGTATTTTGGAATATTACAAAGCCAGAACTTTTTGGTTATTCTTTGCATAATAATATATTATCAGAAAATTCATATTTAGAAGGCTCCGCGAATTCTTATTTGTTTGATTATGACATTACAGGAATGATTGATGAATGTCCATACGATGATTATAATGAAATTTTTAATATTGAAAAAATACTAAAAAATTTATAATTTAAAAATAATCACCATAAATTGATGTGTCATTAACTTTGTTATTAAAGATTTTTTCTTTAACATATTCATCAACATCAAAATTATAAGTTTTTGCAGCGCTGGATACTTGTTCTGAAAGTGTAGTTCCGTCATTTTCAATTATAGAAGAACTTAAAACTCCACTGAATGAATTATCGTATACTTGAACATTATCATTTTCATGATTAAATCCAGCTTCAAAACTGTGATCAAATCTCTTAGCATTAATCTTCCAAACATAATGTCCCGCCATTGGATTGATAGTTGAGCTATCTTCGTCAATTACCTGAGTTACAACAAAATGTTTAGGGCTTCTTGAATAAGGTCTATCACACCCAAATGGAGTTAAAATAAAACCATCATCCGCTTTTGGTTCTATTCTTTGACCGTTTGCTGGATATACGCTTAAAGATTTATAAGCTGTTATAAATGTGTTGATGTGTATATACATTGTAACACTATCATCAGGCTCCCAACCATAAACTTGTAATGGTACTGAGTTGTGTTCATATTCTACATATGCACGTACTTTTATAGGTCCATAATACGGAGCTGTTGTATGTTCTCCATAAAAATTATTAGCTGCTGATAAATTATATGTGTGTATATAATAATCAACATCAACTCCGAAATTATTAATTAGTTCATTAAATCCGCTGTTATAAACAGCTCGTTCAGCTTGAAATCTAGAAGGGTCTGCAAATCCACCACACGCTGGTGAAAATATACCAGCAAAGATATTTGAAGGCTCAAGACATGATAATGGTGTTACAGGACATCCCATAAAATTATTTAACTTTTATTACAACTGCTGCTGGTTGATTATTGATATATCTACATTGCAATCCCAGATCACTGTTTTTACAAGTTAGAACTTTATTTTCTTGAAAGTTATCATAACTTTCGGTTGAATTAAACAATTTCATTAATATATCTGCAAACATATTACCTACAAATTGTTGACCCAATGATAATTGTGGTTTATATTCAGGTCGCTTCATCATAATTTTTCTTTCACTGGGATCTATTGTTAAGTTTCCTCCTTTTTTATTGAGATGGACTCCTAATTTAGCTCCTCCCAGTGCCATATCATGAGCATATTCTAAGAAAAATTGATCGAACGTTTTCACTGTAATTATTTAATAAAAAAGGGAGTCGAAAGACTCCCTTTAATATTTTATTTTGGGTTTGTTTAAATTATCTTATGTACTCAGCACCTTGTTTGTAGTTACCAACTTTGTTATTGGAACCAGTACCCATGTTAGGTTGCTTTGCGTTTAAAATTGCATGACCATAATCGCCGTCATCGCCAACTTCATCAGTGACATCTGAACTTGCGCTACCACCTTTTGGCTTTACTTTACCAACGGTGTTCTTCTTTCCTGTGAGTGATGAACCTTTTCCAAGAGTTTCTTCGTCTTCTTCACCAAACTCTGGACCTTCGTCTTCACCACCGAAATCAAGTTCGTCGCCTTCTGCTTCACCTTCTGATTCTGATTCGGTTTCACCCATAGCAGCCCCGATAATATCTAAAAGTTTTTCTGCGGTTGCGCGATCAAGTGTGATGGTTACATCACCTTCGCTGTCAACTTCATCACCGATCTCATCATCTGACATTTCGTCATCAAGACCAAGACCTTTGATGTCATTTTCAGCATCTTCATTACCCATTCCGAAATTTTCATTAAGAACGGACTTATACAATTTGTCGAAACTAAGTGTTTTTTTAGTCATAATGTTATTTAGTATTTCTTTTCCACTTTTTATACTTTCTTCTTTAATATTTTCTTCTCCTTCTTCAGATTGTAACATCAATTCTATTTCTTTTTTCTTTTTCTCTAAAGATTCTCTTTGTTCAGCAGTTAAGTCGGGGTTTTCTAATTTTGAAACGATTGATTCCAAAGCTTTGTTATTAAATCCAGTTGTTGTTTCTTCAGAATCTTCTTCACGATTACTATCCCCACATTTACAAACATCGCAATCACCTCCGCAATTATCATGCAATGCTTTACTATAACCTCCCTTTTCAGACGGTCCTCCATCTTGTTTAGGAAAATCACTATTAAAAGCATTTTCTGGTTGTTTATCTTCTTTGATGATATTATGCTTTAAGGAATTTAAAACATCCCCATAAACATCCCCGATTTGTTGCATGTCTTTTTTGAACATATTGTTATTTATCTTTTTTATATAAATAAACAGGATGGCAAAGAAAGAAGATGTAAAATTTTACATGGGAAATCAAAATCTCCCATCTAAAGGCAGCTCATTTGCATATACTCCAGACCAAATAACAGAATTAGAAAAATGTTCTAAAAATATTTTACACTTTGCTGAAAATTATTTCTTTATATTGAATGTTGATGATGGTAAGAAAAAAATCAAATTATATAAAGCTCAAAAAAGAGTTTTAAAAAAGATGATGGAAAACAGATTCTTCTGTTTATTAGCAAGTCGTCAGATAGGCAAGAGTACTTTGATGACAATTTATATATTATGGATAGCGAATTTCTTTCCAGATCAGAGAATATTATTGGTAGCTAATAAAGAATCAACAGCTATTGAAATTTTTAGTCGTGTTCGAATGGCATATGAAATGTTACCAAACTGGTTAAAATCTCCAGTTGTTGAGTATGCTAAAACAAGTATGGAACTTGAAAATAATAGCAGAATTAGCATTACAACAACAACAGGAACTGCAGCTCGTGGACAAAGTGTATCATGTGTGGTAGGCGAATCCATGGTGACTGTGAGGGATAAATTTTCTGGTCAGATTTGTGATATATCTATGAAAGAATTGGCAGATATTATCAAATCCGATGGTGATGAAATACATACACTGTTAGTTAATGTATAAATGCGGTCTTTTCTATTATGATGCATTAAATATAATTATGAGATTAAGTTCTATCGAGAGAAAATATAATTATATCTACCAAATAACAAATCTAATTAATAATAAAATATATATTGGAATTCATAAAACTGATAATTTGGAAGATGGTTATATGGGGTCTGGTTCTTTGATAAAGATGTCGATTAATAAATACGGTATTGAAAATTTTAGAAAAGATATTTTGAAATTTTATGAAACATATGAAGAGGCTATCGAAGAAGAGATTCGGTTAGTTACAGAAAGTTTTATCGAAGATCCTTCAAATTATAATATCAGAACTGGGGGAGTTAGTCAGATTAAGTGGTCAGATTATGCTAGAGAGAAGTTATCAAAATCTGCAAAAATTTTATGGAGTGATCCTAACCATATGATTAAAATGAGAGAGGTTTGTTATGATAATCCTGAGAGAAATGCAAAATTAGGGAAAGGTATTAAAAAATGGATAGTTACAAATCCAGAAAAACATAAAATTAGAATGGATAAGATAAACAAAAATCCTGAAAAGATTGAAAAAATGAGATTGAAACATGTTGGTATGAAGAGATCCAAAGAAGCTGTTGAAAATATGAAACAGGCACAATTGAAAATATATTCAGATGATCCGAAGAAAGCAAGTGAATTCAGAGGCAAAGGTAAAATTTATATTCATAATCCAGTATCTAAAGAAATTAAAAGAATATCCAAAACAGAAAGTATTCCAATCGGATGGGTGAAAGGATCTGGAATTGATAGAAAACAATCACATAAAAATTTAAATAAAGGAAGTGTTTTTGCTCATGATCCTATAACCTTAAAAAATAAAAGATTTGCGAATAAAGAACAAATTCCTGAAAATTATATAATAGGAAGATTTAAAAAATAATATGGCCGATTTCACAACACATAAAACTTACAAA